TCAAATAATAAATAGAGAATTTCACCTGGTCAATGACTTTGCTAATGACTTCTTAGACTTAGTGCAAAAAGTATCTAATAATGAGACTAAGAGAATAGCTGCACTACAATCAACACTAGGTTATTTAATTCATGGCTATAAGGATAGAACAAATCAAAAGGCAATTATCTTTAATGATCAAGAAATAGATGAGAATCCTAATGGAGGTAGTGGTAAGTCCTTAATGTTGACAGCTTTAAATCACATTAGAAAGACAGTCAAGATAGATGGTAAGCTATACAATCCTACTAAGTCAGATTTTTTATATCAAAGAGTCAATTTAGATACTCAGATTCTAGCATTTGATGACGTTGTTAAGAACTTTAATTTTGAGCAATTATTTATGATAGTATCTGAAGGAATCACTGTCAATCGCAAAAATAAAGATGAGGTGTTTATACCATTTGAAAGGTCACCTAAGATAGTCATCACTACTAACTATGTTATTCAGGGTGCTGGAGGTAGTCATGATAGAAGAAGACATGAAATAGAGTTCTTTCAGTATTTTAACTCTACTAACTCCCCCCTTAAGCATTATGGCAAGCTATTATTTGACCAATGGAGCACAGATGACTGGCTAAGATTTGACAATTACATGATAAAGAATCTACAGCTATACTTAAGAGAAGGACTTACTAAGTCAATAGGAATCAATGCTGATGCAAAAAGATTTATTCAAGCTACTAGCAAGGACTTCTATGACTTCATTAGTGAGAATGAACTTGTTAAAGATGTCATGTACTATAACAGCGAATTATTAAGCTCATTTGAGGTAGATTACAATTATAAAGACATGACTCCTCAACGTTTCTCTAAATGGCTACTTGAGTATGCTAAGCATAAAGGCTATAAAATAACAAAAGATAAAAATCACAAAGGTAGATACATAATTTTTTCAGAACTATGATAATAAATTACAATCAAGAAGAACAATGGAGGTCTAAGAGACTTCAAAATGTTAAAAATAAAATAGAAAGCTATTGCTTTGATGAAGAAATCTTTAGCATAACTGACCATAAAGGCACACTAGAGGTAGACTGGATGACTCCTAATCCACATAAATTATTTATAAATTTAATAAAAGAATTTTGGGAGCTTGAGAATGAGCACTTAGTTGAAAATTATTACAAATCCAAAGCAATATGACCAAAGAAAACAAAGCAAAACTCAAAGCATTAGAGCTTGAGATAATGATGGCTAAGTCATCAATGAATCCTAACTATCTACCATCTACAGATTGGTCAGATAACTCAGCAAACAGCCTGACAAAGTCAATAATCTTTTACATCAATGCTACTGGCAATCAAGCTGAAAGAATAGGCAATCAAGGACAATACAGAGAGGGTGCTAAGATTCAAGTAGGAACTGGCGAGATAGCCTACACAAAGCAGTTGCCAGGTAAGTGGACACCAGGACAAGGCACTAAGGGCACAGCTGACATCTCAGCTACTATCAATGGCAAGTCAGTCAAGATCGAAGTGAAGTATGGTAAAGATAGACAATCAGAAGCACAGAAACAGTATCAGCAAAAGATAGAAACAGCCAAAGGGATCTACTACATTGCTAGAGACTTTGACACATTTGTTGAATGGTATAATACTTTGACACAATGAAAGACAGAAACTATGATTGGTGGATTTATCCATTTTTAGGCATACTTTTTTGGTATGTAGTTATTCACTTTATAATAAAATATTGGTAAAATGCTGAAAATAGGAGATAAAATAAAAGATACAGAAGATAGTGACTGCTACTTTGTAGGTGAGGTAGTCAAGCTCAATACATTTGGTGGAGTTGAGCTATACAAAGTAACTCAGGTCATTTGGAATGGTGAAGACTATACAGATGATGATTACATTGGACAGATAATTGAGCCTAAATGGTGGTATATTCAATTATTTTAATAAAAATAGTTGCACAACTAAAAATTATTATTACATTTGTAAACAATTAAAAACAAATACATGCAAACAGAAGTAACCAAAGTGCCATTGTGGACTAAGATTCACAAGGCAAAGATGAGCATTGGCAAGGTTGTTAAGAACAGCACCAATCCTCACTTTAAAAAGAGCTATGCTGACATTAACGCATTGCTAGAAACAGTTGAGCCTATCCTTCATGAGAATGGATTGCTCCTATTACAACCTATCCATGACAAAGTTCTGAGCACTCAGATAATTGACATTGAGACTGGTGAAATGATTGAGTCATGGTTGACACTACCTGACAACATTGATCCACAAAAAATGATTGGAGCTACTACCTACTACCGTAGAGCGACACTACAATCACTATTGAGCCTTCAAGCTGTAGATGATGATGGTAATAGTGCTAGTGCATCAGCTAAGCCATCACTTACAGATGACAGATTCAAAGAAGCTCTTAAGTCAATTGAGTCAGGAAAGTACACAGCTGAGAAATTGAAAGCAGATTTCACTTTAACCAAAACACAATTACAAGCATTATGAAATGGCATCCATCATCACTAGGTAAACTTATGACTGAGTCACGCACTAAGTCAGAAGTACTAAGTCAGACTACTAAGTCTTACATCGCATCTAAGGCAAAAGAGGACTTCTTTGGCTATAACTCTTTTATCTCTACAAAGGCAATGCAGAAAGGCACTGACTGGGAGCATGAGTCTATTGAGCTAGTCAATCAGGTGAGAGACACATTCTATATCAAGAATGGAGATACTATTGAGAATGACTGTCTAATCGGTACACCTGACATCATTCTAGACAATTCAATTATTGATATTAAGACTTCATGGTCACTTGAGACTTTCCCAGCTATCTCAGTAGAAGGAATTAATAAAGATTATGAATGGCAATTGAGAGGCTACATGATGCTATGTGATAAGGCATCAGCTGAGCTAATCTACTGCATGATTGATACAGATGACTTCTTGCTTTCTGACTGGGATAATAAATCTATCCACAAGGTATCTCACATTGACCCTAAGAAACGAATCACAGTACTTCAGTACGAACGTAACATTTTAACAGAAGAGTCCATTAGAGAGCGTCTTTTAGCTTGTACTGAGTACTACAATGAATATTTTGTGGAATTAAACTGTAAATAATGGAAAAATCCTATTTCATTATTGAGTCAAGCCTAGAAAATCTCAAGTATGCTAGATACTCAGCTAAGACATTCAACAAGTCAGGTCATGACTATTGTATCTTAGTCACAGATAACATTGACCAGCTAGATGTTAAGAAAGTAAGTAAGGAGGAATTTAATAATTTAAACAATAAAAAATGATTGAACTAAACAAAACGTACAAGAACCTAACTAGAGAACAGTTAGTGATGCCAATCTCAGATAAGGCTGGCATGGTGGTTTATCAAGTAACTAAGCCTACTACAGATAACCCAATGAATGAATTTAAGTGCACAACTGCACGTTTTTTAAACCTATATAAATTAGAAAAATGAATCAAGATTTTAAAAAGTCAGTAGACTTATGGATTGAAGGACAAGAGTTTTTAATTGAAGAGCTACATTTAAAGAAAGAATTTACAATTAACAATATTGAGTTAGCTAAAAAACAACTTAAAAATGTAAAAAAAGCTATCAAGCATGAAGAGAAACAATTAAGTAATTATATCAAAAACAAATAAAATGACAGAAAAAGAATTTTACCAACATGCAATGCTTGCAGCAATGCAAGGTTTGTTATCTGCAATCGGAAATGGCTATGAAGCTGAGTACGTACATCCTCATTCAACTGTAGCAGCTATGGCTGATGAGTATGCAAAAGCTCTAACAATAAGAGCAGAGATTGAAGTACAGAAAATGAGACTTGAAAATTCATTTGAAGAGAAAGTAGTATAAACAAGTAAAACAAATAATATGACACACACAACAACTGGAGTAATTATCAACAAATTGCCAGCAAAGCAAGTATCTGAGAAGTTCAGAGTGCAAGAATTTATACTTAAGGTAGGTAATCCTGAGGACAAGTATCCGCAAGAGGTAAAATTTCAACTAGTGAATGACAACATTGACCTACTTGACTTTATCCAGGTGAATGAACAAGTTGAGGTGACATTCGAGCTGAGAGGTAGAGAATACAATGGCACTCACTATGTGAGCTTGAATGCTATTAAAGTAATATCTAAGCTATTCTAATGAGATTAGTTAAGTATATCATAGTAGTGCTATGCCTAATGGCTACATTTGGGCTGTTTTTTTATGGCATGCACTACTTTCTCGGTAAGAGAGGACTCACTATCGTTTCAATACTAATTTTAATTTACTTTATCTATGGATTTATCAAAGATTTATACTATCACTATCTTAACAGATAAGAACTTCTCTATCAAGCAATGGATGATAGAACAGACTAACCTGAGAATGACTAACAGATACAAGCAGATTCACATAGCTGAGGACATTGGAGTTAATGGCTCACAATTGTCTAGGTTTCTGACTGGTAATACAGTTAAAGACTCATTTTATGAGAAATGGTTTAAATGGTACATTCAAAATTAGTATATTCGCAACATGACAGCATTCTTTACTTCGTTAGTAGTCTCCTGGTGGTTTGTTAACTTCGAGCCCATTCAGAAATACATTGACAGATTCATTCTACCTGATTGGCTACACACTGCTCTAGGATGCTGGAAGTGTATGTCATTTTGGACAGCACTCATCTACTCACAATCATTCACTGTAGCATGTGCTACTTCACTTACAGCAGTATGCTTACAGAAACTGATATACAACTCGTAGAGTCTATCATAAATCTACCTGAGAATGAGACTATGACAAAGAGGTCACTATCACAGCTCAAGATGGTAAAAGTAGCTCACACTGGCATAATTGATAAAGAGTGCTTTTGCTCTACAGTAAGACGCAAGGTATGGTATAAGGACTTTTTATCGTGGTATGAAAAGAATGCTTGACCAATACTTGACTAACAACTACCTTGAGGTGCTCAAATACACAAAGCACTTTATCCAGCGACTCAAAATACCTAGCTCAATAGA